CGGCGAGAGATGTTGCCTACAGACATATTGACTGTATTTGCATCACTGTGGACAGGGCCAGAGCCGGGGTTGTCAGAAGCTTTAACAGCTTTACCAGACATCGTGTGTGGTTTGGCATAGACTTTGGCATCGCCAACTTCTTTACCCATTATCCTTTTGCTGAATGTAGCCATGATTAGCCTCGCTTCTGTGCGGCAATTTTTGCCAAGTTACGACCCATAGACAACATATCGGCATTGGTTTTACCCTTACCTTTACCCTTGCCGCCCATGATTTCTTTTTGGGTAGGGCCGCTATTGCCCAAGTTTTTGCCTTCGGTCTTGCCTTTTTTAGCAATGCCATCGGCTGATCGTGTGTATGCCATTCTAATCTCCTTAAGATACCGTTACTGTACCAACAAATGTCGTTGCCACCAAGTAGTTTGGTGTCAAACCATCATCATTTAATCTAGACCCGCCCACGGGTGCCCAACCCCACTGAATGTCTCGTGAACCACCTGTGGTGTATCCATTAACGTTTACACCTGCCGTAACGTACGTTGTGTCCTTGCGTGGGTTACGCAAAGCCTGTGGATCATCAACAGGAAATGTGCCTAACATCAACTGAGGCTGGTCGGGGTCCCAGCACTCAGGGCAAACCAACAACTGATACTTTCTCTGCTTAATAACTTCTGTTTTAAGCTTTTTAAGTAGGTATTGCTGGCCACAGCGGTCGCACATGGCAATCGCTTTTTTGCCCGATGCAAACCTATTTCCCATTACGTGCTACCAATAAACTGTTGACGCGGTACAAACCGAACTGCGGCTTTCTCTCTGTCTTCGCCAGCAGCAATTTCAAACGCCTCGTTGTACATCATCTTGAGCATTTCTACTCGGGGCATCAATTCGGGGACCTTGACCGCAATGTTATACGCTAAGCCCGCTACCAAACAAGGCAGGAAGCGAAAATTCATGTCGGCGGTACTTACCCCAGCGCCAGCGTCTTGAACGCGCCTGAGTCTCCAGTATACGAACTGGTAGGGCGTTGAGTTATCAGGGGTAGGCCAGACAGTCACGGCTGGAAGCTGAGGTACAAAGACCGCAGTACCATCCGTTTGTGCCGCTGCCGTAGTGTTATTCTGACCACGGAACACGCCGCCTAGGGTATTACCCGTGACGTAACCGTAGTAAATGTCTTCTGTGCCAAGACGGATAAAGCCCGCGTTCGCTAACCCAACTACCGTGCTAAGCGTTATTGTGGTGTCCGTTGACGTAATCGCGCCCACCAAGACCGCATTCGTTGGGTTAGTTTCACCAGAGAGTCTTTGAATCCAGACTTGAATTGGGCGAGCTTGGCTAAGCTTGTTTGGAATAGTTGCATAAGTAGAAACGCTGATGCGTGTAATGGTTAAGTCCGCCTGCGTAGACGCAGTGTTGGACCCAGTACGAATGACGTGTTCTAGCAAATCAATCGTGTCCGTTGGTAGGGCGTAAGTGCTAAGCCCCGGAGTCAGGTTAATGATTCCCTGCTCCATTGTCCACATGTTAATACCCTTAGACTGCCACTCAATCGTCATCAGGTTCATTGAACGACGCGCTGTACGCAGGTCATAACCAGAACGCATTTCACGGCCCGCACGCTCCCACGCTTCCTCGGCGATCTCCGTGAAGTCCATGTTGAACAGTGTGGTTCCGGTAGTGGTCATCTAAATCCTGCCGTTTTCTTTGCAATGGTTTTTGGTTGAGCTACAAACTGTTTGCCAGACGCCTTACCAGCACGCTTAGCTTTGGTTGTGGCTGCATATTCTTGTGGGGACAAAGACTTAATGGCTTTCTCAGGCAAATACCGCTCCCCCGTCTTACTTGACGGTTTACCAGACTTAGTGCGCCATTTCTGGTCGCCCCAATCTTTGAGCGATTTCTGAGGAGCTTTCAATCTCTGTACCCTCCACCAGCATCTTTGTATTTTTTAGCCACAAGTTGTGCTTTACGTGCAGACCATTGTCCCGCGCCTGTACCGTGGGTCGCTGCGGCTTTTACTTGAGACACAATTCGCTTACGCAAATCGGGCTTAGTGTAATTGCCAGCCTCGTTGACTTTCCCGCCTTCAGCGTATTGCGTGAAGTCAGTATCATCCCGGCGGGCTTTTTTCACGCCTTTGGGCATTTTACTTGGGAGCATAGCTCCCATACCACGACAGGCCATCATGATTTAGCACATCTTTCCGCGTGTCTTACCTTTGGTAGCAATACCATCAGCACGACGTGAAGCAGAACCTACAGAACCGCCGCTCTTCATACCAAATGCGGACTTTAAACGCTCGCCAACAGAACGCCTATCGGTTGTACCGCTACCGGCTCTAGCGCGTTCACGACTAGCTTTTGCGCGGTCTGTTACAGACATCTTGGTGTCGTCAGCAGGCATCTCTGAAGCTTTAATTGCAGGTTTGTATTCTGCTTTTGCAGCAGGTTTAGCAGCGGGTTTAGACGCGGCTTTAGGCATAGCCTTAGGAGTAGCTTTTACAATCCGGCTGGTTCCTGCATCGCCAAATTGCCCAGCTTCTTCCGCAGCGCCAGCGTCGCCCATCTCTTTGAGTGGACGTTTGTTAGCTCTATAAGCTTTGTCGGCTTCTTCCATAGCGTCTATTTCACCGCCGTATTCATAACCTTTTTTCATGTTAACTCCTTGTTAGCAGGCTCTGCCGCCCATGTTCATCTTAATCATCTTGCCTTTGGTTTTACCCTTAGACGCGACACCATCTCGAGTAGCGGAAGTTTTGACTGACCCCATTTTGGATGGAGCCATACCGCCAGAAGCCAGCTTAGTCTTTGGCTGACCTTTATGCAAACGGCCTTCGTGTTTGTTTACAGCCTTTTGCATCATGCCCTTGTCTTGCTTCATGTCTGCTTTAGCCATGCCGCCTTCTTTCATAAAGCCCATCTTATTACGTACGGCTGTAGGTAACTTGGCTACACCGGGGTTCTTTTTCATATCTACTGGTTTCATATCGCCACCTTCAGAAAATTTGCGGCCCTTGTCCGCTTGGTTAAAGTCCTTGCCCACGGACTGTGGGACGCCTACTTTCTTAGCAAACGATGGGTTGTTGGCCACCGCTGCCATGAAATTGTGTTGTTTTTTACTTGTGCTTGGCATTAGCAGTTACACCCACGAACTCGACCGCCTTTAGCGTAGGCTTGGCTACTAAAATCGTCGTAGTATTTACCGCCGCCCCCACCACCGCCACCAAAATTCATGCTGGTATCAAAGTCGCCGTAATAATTGCTATCGCCACCCAGATACTCGTTCATCCCTGTATTGGCATCAAACATGTATCCTTCTGGAGCTAGGCTTTCTGTAACTGGTACGTTCATGCCAAGATTAGGATCGTATGTAGACCCAACAGGGGCCAAGCTTTCTGTAACTGGTACGTTCATGCCAAGATTAGGATCGTATGTAGACCCAACAGGGGCCAAGCTTTCTGTAACTGGTACGTTCAGACCACGACTTGCGCTAATACTAGGCGTTGAATTTAGTATATCAAGCATCTCTGTGTAGGACAAATCATTGCCCCCACCACCGTCTGTTTTGCTTTCTGTAGTAACCATCTCTGGTACTTCTGCGGCTCGGTACTCATCCAACATAGAAAGCAGGTCCGTCAAGTTAGATGAATAAATACTACTGTCCATATCTCTGGGGTTGGCAGGCCCCACATAATTTTGCGAGTTAGTGTTAAAAACACTATCTTGGTCGTACTTACCGCTAAACCGATCTCCCGCAAAAGGGTCTGAGGAAGCTACTGGGTTTGATGATTGCACAAAATCACCTACATTTGGATCGTAATACACGCCAGCAGGTGTGTTGTCAGTCTCTGTATTTCTAGGCGTGGCGCGTACAAAATCGCCAACCGAACCCGGCAACATATCACCAATGGCGTCGCGCATTACTTCTCTGTAATATTCTTTATCGGCTTCAGCGCCACCTTTTAACTCACGATATTGGCTGCCATACCCCAACGCATTGGCGGCTGCGTTAACGCCTTTATCAAGAAGATATGCCTGCGGGTTAAGCGCAAATGTGAGGAAGTCTAGTTGACTTGGCGACAAGTATGAGGCCACTTTATCTTTGGCCAATGTGCCAACAGCGCCTTTAACAAGTGACTCAATGCCAGCCATGATTACTCGTCCTTAGGCGCACTTTTGCGCCCCAGCAAATTCTGTACAGTTTTGGTTTCCCAAATGCGGATCACCGTCCACACAATTGTAAAGATTGCAGCAATAGACGGCAACATTTCCACTAGGGTTCCTACAACAGTCATTATCGACAGCGCATCAACAACATGCTTTGTCGTTTCTTGCGTATCGCTCATGTCAGCAGTTCCACGCCCGTAGGCTTTTGTTGATACGCGAGTTCGGATCGTTCGCCGTTTTCGCGCTGGTTAGTTTTTTCTTCATGCCACTCATCCTTGCGCAGAAGGAGTCGCGCCGGGACCCGCCCTCTGGTTGGGGCGCTTTCAATCCCGGCTTGCCCGGATTGGCTCTGTTGTAGGAAGCACGGCCCTTGGCGTTCAATCCGCCCGCGTCCGATTTGCCTTCCTTGCGTTGCCATGCTGGTGACTTAGCCATAGTAAATGTTTGCAGAAAGTAAGTTACTCATGCTCAAATAGATACCATTTCTTGCCAGAATACCTTCTCCGGGAATTAAAGCAAAATTACCAAACAAGTCAGACGCACCAGTATCGTAACTAGCAAGCCACAAAGATGCGTATGCCGCATTTGTTCCGGCAGCAATAGTTCCAGAGTTAATGTCTGTAACTGTGAATGTGTTTGCGCCAGTGCGTGTAATTGTGTAGTTACCGTTTGTGCCAGATGATCCGCTTGCTGTTGCAAACGTAAGTCCAACTACATTCCCAGTGACCAATCCGTGTGTGCTCTTGGTAACAGTGATAAGAGTACCTGCCCGCTCGTATGTAGCTGAAACAGGTGCTGTAGTGGT